TTTACCTATTGATACTCTTCAATTGTGGGACTGTATGGGTTATCGATTCACTATTGTGGAGAAAATTGGACTCAGAAATCTTGGAGTGAAGTTTTTAGGTAAAGATAAACAATGGCACTTTGGTCAATATTTGTTTACTGTAGATTTTTGTGCCGATGGTATGGATGTCGATACAGGATTCACAGAGGTCGCTGAAGAACATAAGAGTTTTAATTTTATTAAATTGGATAATGGCCAGTTTGCATCACAACCCAATAATAGGTGTCTTTGGTATGATCAGAGTTTGATTTCTGGTAATGTTAAATTCCCAGACTTTAAAGCTGCACAACATTTATGGACTGTGGATGGATCTAGAAAGTGGTCCGCCGGTGATGATTGGTTTTATGAAATAGAAGAAAGATAAATCATGAATATTATGCGAAAATATTTTGAAGAAACAACAGCGGTTAATTTTCCTGATAGTGCGGTTAAACTGATTCGTAATGAACGAGATGAATATATTAATCCTACATTAGAGGATCATTGGCAGACTTTTCAAGAAGGTTGGGAATGTGCTATTGCTTTTATTAAATAGATTATTATGTTGATATTAATATCGGTTGCTGGAACAAACCCTACGAGGTAATATAATGAATAAAGTTATTGAGAAAGGCCGTGTGGCCGTTCTGGTGAGTTCGCCTCATGGCGCTGGTTGGTATTCTTGGCATAACAATCAAGAATTGCTTTTTGATCCTGTTATCGTTGATATGGTGGATCGTAATGTTGACTATCACGACATAATCGAATATTGCAATAAAACATATGGTGAACAATATTACGGTGGTGCGGCCGGATTAGAAATTTTCTGGGTACTTGAAGGAACAAAATTTAAAATCGATGAATATGATGGCGCTGAGACTTTGGTCTTAGAAGAAGATATCCAATGGATCACAGTTTAATTATTAGGTGTTAAGATGAAATTTAAAAATACTTTGAAGTCTATTTTCGATGAGTTTTCTACGGAAATTTATTGTCTTCGGGAAACTGGTGATTTGGACGATGAGCTGTATGAAGCTACGTTTGAATATTTGATCAATACAGGAAACATTCCTTATGGTGTCGCCAAAGCACGTACAGGTGATCCTTACGAATTTGTTTGTAATTTTTTGTTAGACGGTTATAGAAACAGTAAAAATATATCTGAGCATATATAATACTCAAACGTTAAATGCGGAATTAGTTTAATGGTAAAACTACAGATTTCCAATCTGTTGTCATCAGTTCGATTCTGATATTCCGCTCCAAGTTTTTTGACCGAAACGCACATAGGTGTGCGGCCGGACTGTTAATCCGTGTGAGGTTGGTTCGATTCCAACTCGGTCAGCCATTTTTAAATTAATTATCGGGAGAGTGGCCGAGTGGTTTAAGGCACCGGTCTTGAAAACCGGCGAGTAGAAATGCTCCGTGAGTTCGAATCTCACCTCTCCCGCCAGTAATACTCTGATTAGGCTAGTCTGGTTTAAGTCGCTTGGTTTGGGACCAAGAAATCGTAGGTTCAAATCCTTCATCAGAGACCAGTTATTTTGCCCTGTTAGCAGAGTGGTAATGCACTTCACTTGTAATGAAGGGATCGGCGGTTCGAATCCGTCACAGGGCACCAATTTATGCTTCGTTCGTCTATCGGTTAGGACACCGCCCTTTCACGGCGGGAAGAGGGGTTCGATTCCCCTACGAAGTACCATATTTAAGTAAATCGGTCCTGCGATGTAGAAAATACTATATACTAGTAGTAGTACTAATATCGTAAACACTAATATGGAACAGACATGAAATTCTTTAAAATACTATCTGACATTTTTGCATCAATTGTTGAAGCACGCCAGAGACAAGCTACCGAAACGCTTCGTCATGGTAACTATAGTCGTTGGGAATAATCACCAACTAATTAGGTAAAGGTGCTGAGGCACCTTTTTTTTGTCTTGACAATACTCTTAAATACTGTATAATACATATATGATGGAAAATGACATTTATTACCTTGTAGTGTTCTCGAGCGATCTGATTGAATTCGTCGCTGAATGTGATCTTAGGGTAAAAGAAGGTTTTGTACCTACCGGTGGTATTGCCGTTAACGGAGATACATACTATCAGTCATTCTATCAATTAAGGAATTAAGATGAAATACAAATTTACGCATTTGACCGAGGCAGAAGTTAATGGTATGAATTTGCAGGGATACATTTATACCACTTACTCTAAATTACTCCGAGCTTTCGGACAACCTGATGTGGGACCAAATTATCGTAGTGATGATAATATCTCCTGTGTTTGGAGGTTGGGATTTGAGGACAGTATAGTTCTCACCATTTATGATGAAGGATTAGGATTTACACCTAATGACGAATTCGATTGGAAAATTGGCGGCCATAATTCTTCAGTTATTGGTCGTGTCCAGGATATAATATTAGGAATTTGATAATGCGTACTAATATTATTGTTACTGATGGATTTTATAATAATCCCGATGAGGTGAGGAAATTCGCATTATCACAACCATTCGATGTTAAAGGGAACTTTCCTGGTTTTAGAACAAAATCGTTCATAAACCAGTCCACTAAAGATACTATCTCCGACACACTTTTTCCTTTTGCTGGAAAAATTACGAATTGGCATGATGAACAATTGCGTGGAAATACCGGATCTTTTCAGATTACAACATCCATGGATCGTTCATGGATTCACAGTGATTACACAACGAATTGGGCTGGTGTCTTATACCTGACACCGGATGCACCATTATCATCTGGAACAGGCCTGTTCAAGTTGAAGCATACCAACAGTATGTTTGATGATAAAACCGACCTGACTGGTCTGGCACAAGATATGACGAAATGGGAAATGGTTGATCGTATCGGCAATGTTTATAACAGACTAGTGTTGTACCGATCAGACATTTTTCATTCCTCACTTGACTATTTTGGTTCAGACATGTATAATGGACGCTTGTTCCAATTATTCTTCTTAACTACAGAGTATTGATGATTGATAATTTAAGGTAAATGATCATGTTAGAAGGTCTTGCATTTTTTGATATTTCTTTTCAATCAATGAATTTATTTTCTGCTATTCTAGGTATGTTTTTCGCTGCCACGATGTGGAGGGTGCAATCGATGTACTTTGTTGCATTTTATTTTATTGGTGTTGCCGCTTATTATGGGTTCATGTATTACTTCCAGACGATTCCTCACCTAGTCAGGTAAAAAAATGTATCTGAGTTCTAAAATATTACGAATTTTAGATTCTAATAAACAAAAATTTATTGGAACACAATCTCCCTCTAAACTTAAAAATGATTTACAACAAATTTTCAAGTGTTTCAATTTGTTTGTCTCGATGAGGAAACTAAAATTAGATGAAAACTTCGGATATATTCTGGGAGCTTCATATGATAGTGATATTGACGAAATTGGTATAGATATATTCTTGGAAAATGATAATTTTCAATTTTCATTGAGTGAAAAAGAATGGAAACTGTTCAGATTTAAAATGAGTCAGATAATTCAACATGAATTGATTCACCGAGAACAATATAAGAAAAAAAATGTTGAAGGTTTTTATAGTGTTTCGAATGCAAGGTCTTATTTGTCTAATCCTGATGAAATTGATGCATATTCACACGATATTGCAATGGAAATTTTATATTTTTATGGTGAATCTCAGAAATATAAAATTATTCGCAATATTTCTCGAAAAAAAGAAGTTGAATCATACATAATGTATGAAAATACCTTCAAAAATTCGAATTGGGAGTCGATAAGAAAGAAGTTAATTAAAAAAACATATTTGTGGTTAAATTATGTTAATATTTGAGTGTTAAAATTTATTAAATTGAAAAAAAAACTAAGGATAAAAAAAATTATGAGCGACGAAAATGTTAAAACTATGCAGGAAGTTGTACGTGAAACAAAACAAAAGAATTCTAATGAATTAAATAAGAATTTATTAGATGAATTTGCTATGGCCGCATTAACTGGTCTCTTGGCAACAAATTCCATGAAAGATGCAGCTAAAAAGAGTTATTCTTTAGCGCAGGAAATGATGGAAGAACGGAAATCATATATTAAATAATAGTGTTGTATAAAAACAACAGTAAAAAATAATGCTTGACAATTGTTATATAGTGTGTTATACTATAATTTGTTGAGTAGGAGTTTAAATATGATTCGAAAAAAACGATCCGACCGTAACCATGTATTATATCGGGTTTCTTGTATTGATACTGGCGATTCATATATAGGATTAACGGTCGCTCAAGGACAAGCATTTTTGCGTTCAGTTAAGTTACGCTGGCAAAAACATGTTTCCCGTTCGATTCGTGAAAATAAAAATTGGGTATTATATAAATGCCTGAGAAATAATGTTGACGCTGAATGGCGTTACGAAGTTTTGGAAGTTGTACGTGGTCGAAAACCTGCTCATCAACGTGAGCGTGAATTGATCCAAGTATTATCTCCAACACTAAACACTTTTTGATTTACCTTTAACTATTATGGAGTTTTAAATGATTAAACTTGATTTGACTATTGATGAAGTGAATGTGGTTTTGGCATCACTAGGTAAACAGCCTTTTGAGGCTGTCGCTGGAGTTATTCAGAAAATCCAACAACAGGCCGGACCTCAAGTGCAAGAGATTACAGAACAACAGAAAACTGCAACTCTTTCTGAAAAACAGTAATCAAATAATGTCCACTGCTCGGTGGACATTATCATAAAATATGAGATGAAAATATGCCGCCGCTCGCTTTTTATATAATAATTTTGAGTGGAGTTTTTTTAATATCAATTTTTGTTTTATTTTTTGTTTTATTGATTAATTATACATGGAAAATCTTGTCTGTCGTTGTAATGTTGAATATTTTAATTTTTTCATATATGTGGATTAGGAATAAAAGATGACAATAAAAAAATATGATGGATTTCATTTTTTACCTGATTCACAAGATGAGAATTCTGTACAATTTCAGTATTTTAATTTAGAAACTGATAGTCCAGAATATACGAATTCTGATTTTGAAAATGTTACTGATAACGGTCCAGTATATAATGTTGTTTTACTGAAAGGTGTTGGAGATGGTTCCGGTGTTGAATTGTGTGATGTATTCGAAGCTGTATTTTCAGACCCTTCAGTTTATGCGGAAGGATTAATCGGTACAGAAATATTTGGAACCTTTGTGAGAAAGAATAAAAAATGTGAATCTTTTTGGAACAACTATTTACAAGAAACTTTAAGTAATATTGAAAAAATAAATGAAGGGTTGAGAGAATAAAATGATCATGAATGATTTGAGGGATTCTTTACAGAAAGGTATAGTAACAGTTACTTTCACTAAAAAAGATGGAAGTGAAAGGGTGATGAAATGTACCTTGGCTGAAAATTTCATTGAACAGAAAGATTTACCTAAAGGTAATACTCGATCCGTTAATACTGAAACTATTGCCGTTTATGATGTAGATGTTTCAGGTTGGCGAAGTTTTCGGTTAGATTCGATTAAATCTATTATTATCTAAATGTAATATCTGGCGTTAGTATAATGGATAATACAGGGGATTTCTACTCCCTTAATATGGGTTCGATTCCTGTACGCCGGACCAAGCTCCTGTAGCTCAGTGGTCAGAGCAGAGGACTCATAATCCTTTGGTCCTTGGTTCAAGTCCAAGTGGGAGCACCATAGTCGGAGTAAATTATTAGGTAACTAAAGACATAAATAAAGGTATCATGAGGATACTTTATAGTTTTTTTATTGTCCTTTGTTATTTTACATTCATAGCGGCCACGCCCGCACTTGCAAGTGAGTTGGTTCATCAATTTAATTCTCCAGCTTTTAATGGCATGGGGTACTCTTCGCACGTACTAACGATTCATCAATTAGAAACACAGCGAACACAAAAACTAAAAGATGAAAAACAATCGGCTATTGATAAAGCCGAACGTGATTTGAAAAACACCAACATAGCAAAATTCTTAGTTAATGTTGAATCGAGAATATACGCACAATTATCGAAACAATTAGCTGATCAAATGTTTGCAGAAGGAGGTAAAGATAATGGTACAATGGACTTTCAAGGTACTACAATCTCTTGGGTAAAAACAGGAAGTGATGTAACACTCACCATATTAGAAACAAACGGTAATCGTACAGAAATTACAGTTCCGATTTCAGGGTTTTCATTTTAATGAAAACGTTTTTTTTTATTTTATTACTGTTATTATCAGGTTGCGCTAGTACGCAATTGCAATTGTTGCAAGAAGAACCTGTTAAAATTGAACCTAAAATAAAATTTGCGGATAAACTACCTCTTTTAGATGGTCCACCAATGACAATTGCTGTTTATGGTTTTATTGATAAAACAGGACAGAATAAACCTAATGAGAAATTGGCTCTATTCAGTAAAGCAGTTACTCAAGGTGCGGAAACATTTTTAATTAAAGCTTTACAAGACTCGAAGAATTGGTTTAAGGTTGTTGAAAGAGTTGGATTGGATAATCTCATTAAAGAGAGACAATTAATACGTAATCAACGTGAAGTATATGAAGGTAAAGAAGCAAAACCATTAAAACCATTAACGATTGCTGGTATCATGATTGAAGGTGGAATTATAGGATATGATACTAATACCCGAAGTGGTGGTGCGGGCGCCAGATATTTTGGTATTGGTGGAAGTCAACAATATAGAGTTGACGAAGTTGTTGTATCTCTAAGGTTGATAAGTGTTAGTTCTGGAGAAATACTTTTATCTAATGCTGTATCAAAAACAATTTATAGCACTTCATATAGTTTAGGTGTTTTGCAATTTTTAGATTCTGGTACATCATCTTTAGAAATGGAATTAGGTAATGCTGCAAATGAACCAACAACATATGCTGTAAGAGTAGCAATTGAACAAGCAGTTTATGAGATGATTATTGAAGGTGAAAAGAAAGGATTATGGAGATTTATTAAGTAGTAAAACAAAAAAAGGAAATAAAATGAAACTGAAAGCTATCGTCTTTATTATGGCGGTGCTTGGTTTAACTAATGTTAATTCGAACGAAGTTTATATCGACCAAGTAGGTGACGCATCAACAGTTACCATCATACAAGATGGTACAGGAAACAAAGTAGGAGATTCTGCCGTACCAGTTTTTATTGGTGGTGGATCGAACGTCGTTGATATCAGTCAAATTGGCAATGGTAATGAATTAATTATGGTTGTGAATGGTGCTGCAGCGGAAGTTGTTGTTGATACAACAGGAAGTAACAACATTCAAACAATTAATTGTGGAACATTAGGATCCGCCTCATGTTCTGGATCAACAATTAAACAAATTGTTAATGGAGATTCCAACATCATCACACAAAATTTGGGTACTGGTGCAAATCATTATAGTGAGATTAATGTTGCTGGCAGTACAAATACAATTACACATACAAGCACCAACACAGGTTCTTCTACTGTAAATATTAGTTCTACAGGTGACACCAACACGATAGGAGTAACTCAAAGTGGAACCACTGCAAAGACTGTTACGGTTAATTCTACAGGTAGTAGTAATAACATTTCTATTAACCAGTCAAACTAGTTTTGCTGCTGTTGGTAAAATCTCAGAACAAACCGGCCCGACCGAAATTGTTAGGGATAAGAAGTCTATTGATGGTAAAATCAATTCTTCAATAGAAATGAACGATATGATTGTTACGGCTAAATCAAAAGTTAAACTAGTTTTTGAGGATGCTACGACAGTGAATATCACCGAACAATCTAAATTGGTGATTGATAACTTTGTGTATGATTCTAAAAAAGGTTCTGGTAAGCTTGCTATGAAGGTTGTATTAGGTACTGCTCGTTATGCTAGCGGTCAAATTGCAAAAAGTGATCCACAACAAGTGAATATTCAGACTCCCACTGCTACTGTTGCGGTTAGGGGTACTGATTTTTCTATGACTGTTGATGAATTGGGTCGCAGTTTGATTATGTTATTGCCCTCATGTGATAGAAAAAGTTGTGTAACCGGTGCAATACAAGTGTCGAATGATGCTGGAACAGTTTATATGGATACAGCTTATCAAACCACATTGGTTTCATCGTTGAGTTTGGCTCCATCAACACCTGTTATTGTGACGATTGATCAATCAAACATCAATAATCTTTTAATTATTACTCCACCAAAAGAAATAAAATCCGATAATAATAAAAGTGACACAACCACACAAACAGCATTAGATATAAATTTTCTTAATAAAGATTTTTTGAAATATAATGCTTTAGATGTGGATGAATTAGCTAAATTTAATGCACTCGATATTAACTTTCTTGATGGTAATCTTTTAACAAATTTACTTGATGATAGTACTAGGGCACTAGCGCAATCACAAGAATCGATTCTCGCACAGAGTACTCTACTTCCAGGATATAATGAATCGAGTGGTTTAAAATATGGAGTAGATGACACAGGAAAATTAACACTATATAAAATTGGAACACATATAGCTCAAGTTTCAGTTAGTCAGGAAGCAAATTTACAATTAAATATTTCACAAGGCGGATCACCATTATATCAAAAAATTAATAGTGGTGGAACTACAACAATTACAATAGTACAAAAATGAAAAAACTACTATCACCTTGGTTGGCCTTAATTACTCTAACACTTCTGTTAGGTGTTCGAGTTGCGGATCATTCATTTATTGAATCGGTGCGCCTGCGTTATTTTGATCAATTAATAACTTCAAAGGAGTCTACTGTATCTGAACAGATACATGTAGTTAATATTGACGATGCCTATATTCAACAAAAAGGCCAGTTCCCATTCCCACGTGGACAATATGCCGAACTGGTTAATCTTCTGTATTCTTCTGGTGCTGGGTTGGTTGTCTTTAACATCTATCTTCCTGAGCGTGATCGTTTTGGCCAAGATTCTAAGTTAATAGATTTAATGAAGGAAGTTCCACTAATACTTCCTCATGTTGCAGTAAATGATCAGATAACCGATTCGGTTACACAAGTGTTTCGTCCAGGAGTTTCTGTTATTGGTGGAGACTCCAAAAATACAGGAGTGAAATATGTTAGTATTCAACCTAACTATGAATCTTATAACAAAGTCGCTGCTGGTATTGGTGTTGTCAATACTCTCCCCGAAATTGATGGCGTCACCAGAAGGGTACCAATGGTTGTCAATGTCAATGGCGAGTTGTACCCAAGCATTAGTTTGGAAACATTGCGTGTTGCCTCAGGAGACCCTTCATTCCAGATTAGAGTTAATGAAATTGGAATCGAAGCGGTACGAATTCCTAAATTTGGAAAAATCTCCACCGATCAATTGGGTAGAATTTGGGTTGATTGGAGTTCCAGGCCAATGGAACATTCCGCCTCAAAATTACCAGAAGACTTCAAAGGTGGGATCGTTATTGTCGGACTCACTGCCAAAGGGCTCAACAATCCTGTTGCAACATCTTCGGGAGCAGTCTTTCCACATTATCTTCAATCTGCGGTATTAGACACATTGGTTAGTGGTAAGAATATACAACGTCCTGATTGGTCTGATGGCGTTGAAATGTTATCATTGACATTACTCACAATTATACTTTTATTTTTAGTTAGGTATGTTTATGTTGGTATTATTTCTTCCCTATTTATTATTGTGGGCTTCATTGGTGGGTCTTATTACTTGTTTGTTGGATTCAACTACCTCATCGATGTCACCTTGCCTGTGGTCGGTCTTATTCTGGTTGTCCTTCATGCTTATGGTGTTAAGTTTGTAAGTGAATTTTTACAGAAACAACAAATTAAAAAACAGTTTGGAAGTTATGTTAATCCAACAATTGTTGAAAAATTACAAAAGAATCCTGATCTTATTAAATTGGGAGGAGAACGTAAAGAACTGAGCATTGTTATGACAGATTTGCGTGGATTCACCGCACTAGGTGAAAGTTTTGGTGATGATGTAGAAGGACTGACACAAATCATGAATGATTACATGACGGCTTTAAGTGTACCAGTTTTAAAGAATGATGGTACTTTAATAAAATTTATTGGAGATGCTTCTCTACATGTACATGGTGCGCCACTGGATGATTTAGACCATGCATATACAGCTGTTATCACAGCACAACAAATGATTCAAGCTATTGAAGAATTTAATAAAGAATTATTAGTTAAAGGTAAACCTCCCGTGGGCATGGGTGCAGGAGTCAACACAGGTGAAACTCTCATAGGAAACATCGGGTCTAAAGACAAGTTTGGATATGATGTTCTAGGTGATAGTGTATCCACAGCGGCCAGACTAGAAGGACAAACTAAAGGTTACGGTGTACTGTTAATTATTGGTCCGAACACTAATGAAAAAGTTAAAGATAGAATCTTTACTTTGGAACTGGACAATATTGCTGTCAAAGGCAAGACTGTTGGTTTGCGTATCTTTGCACCACTAATATTACACTCAGGTAATCACGGTGAATATGAACTAGCGAGAATTGAACATGATGCTATGTTGGAATGTTATCGTCATAGAAATTTTGATGAAGCCATTAAAATATCACAAGATTTAATAGGTGAATTTGATGGCCAAATGGATCATTATTATGAGTTATGGATAGAAAGGTGTCTTGAAATGAAGACACACAATCTACCTGAAAACTGGGACGGAATATATCGAGCTACAAGTAAGTGATTATCTACAAACTCCAATTCTTTGATTCGTTCGATAGTGTGGATTCCATCGATAAGACCAATAACATATTGGCATATCTGGCCTCATCCTATAATAAACTGGAGGTGTAACATAGATCGGTCTCGGTTCAACATATACCTGTTGACTATGTACATAATATGGATCAGTAACCACACAACCAGAAAGTGTTGTTATAACCGCTAATATGATTAGTATTTTTTTCACAAAATTCTCCATAGAGTCATTTAATTCTACTTTTTGCCGTTGCCATCGGAATTTTTTACTTGATTGATCTTTTCTTCTTCATGCACTCTTTCCCGCTCGATACTCTTACCACGAAGATGTAAAACGACATTGACCTTTTGTTGCAGGCGAATTAAATCGTTATCCATCATTCTGATTCTGTCAATAAGTGCGATGAGAATCGTATTGGCTTCAGATAAAACCGGTTTAATTTCTGTTGTAGCCCACTTCCAAACATAGAATATTAGATAACCCATTCCGCCAGCGGCGACAATTGGAAAACCATATTTGTTGACTAATTCAACGACATCCATCAATCTCTCCTTGCGTCATTCTTACCGTCAGCACGTGCTATACGGTCGACATCAGGTTTTAACCCAATAGCGTTACTTACGACAACATCGATTCTGATAACATCGTGATTCATTGTTTTGACCCGATTATCTAGTGATGTAATAATGCCGGCCATACCTTTAACGGAACTGGTTACCCCAGCTAAGATAAATTTTAATGTGAGGAAGACGAAATAACCGCCTGCCATTGCCGCAGCAATAGGGAAACCTAATTCAGCAACAATCTTAAAGAAGTCCATTTGACTTTTCCATATTTGAATGTTATGATTTATGATATAAATAGTCACTGTATGTATTTATGAATATGATTGTTTTAGGTAAACATTACTACATACCATTGACAATTTTGGTGGATATGTTATACTGTGATGTGAATTCGTATAAGTAATCAGTGAAAAGCCATTATAGTCAAATGGCACAGCAATATAATTTTAAGGATCTTTGTGATGGTATTAAAAGTTCGTAAGAGCGCAGAAGAAATCGAAACTAAGATTACCGGTAACGAACCAAATTTCTCAGGAAAAACCATGTCGAAATTGAACATGGTTTCTTCACTCAATTGGTATAACCAAAATCGTGATAGTAAATTTGCCATCAAAAGCATCCAAGATTACCTGAGAAAGAATAAGATTAAGGTAGATTCGGATATTGTAAATAAACAAATTTCAACATTCGGTTTTCTTTGCCGTCTTAAAAACAACGGAGCCGTTTTTTCCGAATCTGACGAGATTGGGTTTAATAACTACCTCATGGAAATGAAGGATGCGATTCCTGAAATCGTAGTCGAAGAAAAAGTAGTAATCACAAATGTAATTTCCATACAAGATCGAATAAACGAAAAAACCTCTGAAATTATCGGAGAATTGGAAGGACATTTCGATGACTTTATTCTGAATGGCTTCACCAAACCTGTTTCCGCATACGGCATCATGCATGGACGAATTAAAGGTGTTCATGCAAACAAGATCATGGAATTTTATAAGAAGAAGAGACAGGAATATTCTTATCTGATCGATACTGACGATAG